GGGTTACATGATGAGAAAGGCGATAGTATTTAATAATACTGGTAGGTATCACAACGGTTGCAAGATGGTGATGAAATACATTCACACCAATCTACATGAATCTGGTTGCGAACTCACACAGTCTGTTTGGGGTAATATTCAATACCCAAACTTCAAACCTGAAAACTTTCTAGAATCTGATATAGTCATCATCAATGGTGAGGGGACGATGCACTCTGGTCGTCCCCTACCAATGTTCTATATCAATCTACTTGCAGAAGCGCAACGACTGGGTAAGAAGACTTATCTAGTCAATACGGTATGGCAGAATATGCCATCGTCACCAGAGATCAATGACATCCTGAAAAAGATCGATTACATAGGTGTTCGTGAAGTGATGTCACAACAAGAGTTGGAGGAAAGGCATGGAGTTCGATCTCATGTACATTTGGATTGCAGTTACTACATTCCTGTACCTTTTAGTGATAGAGGACAGAGAGAACTAGTAATCGGTAAGTTTTTCAGTCGCCAAGACTGGAGACCACAAGGTGTACCTACAGTAGACATATTCAAAGATTCATGGGAAGATGTTGTCAATACATTAAGGGGTACACGGGTGTTCGTTACTGGACGACACCATGAACTCTATGCCGCATGTAAGGCAAGATGTCCATTCGTTTTCCTACAAGGTAACACTCACAAGAATGAAGGGTTACTCAAAACTGCAGGGGTAGAGATTCCCTATGCACACATCAATGCATCCAACAACGATATTCGTAGGATCGCATCAAAAGCATACGAACATATGGATCAGTATGAGAAGTTATTCAACTTTATGGAACGACACCCCAAACTAGATTTCTCTAATATTTTAGACTAAAGTCGTTACAAATTGTTGCATTGCGGTATAAATAACGGTGTCACCATAAGTGACATAATCACACATTCTCATAAGGAAAATATATGTACGCAGAGACACCTCTACGCAAACCAACTTTTGATATTGCAAAAGCAATCAAACCAGTAGTAAACTTTTTCGTAGACATCTACGAATCGATGATTTACGCTCGCAGACTACAAGCAGCGTATCGTTTGGCAGAACATCTGAAAGCAACGAACAAGGATTTTCGTGATATCGCATTGGGTGATCTCGTGAACTACATGATGGATGAAGACAATCCAAGACACTTGGATGGGACACTTGTAAACAAATGATATCACTAGTAATCGTACTGATTATGTCGTTTGAAACCGTGTTCTTAGATGCTTCAGTTAAACATCGGAATACACTTAACGCAGAAATTCATAGGAAGATTGACCATGTGGCCATATACAGATGAAGAACATAAGGAATTTTTCGGTTAATTGATGTAACTGATTGATATTCTTAGAACAAAAAAGTAGAAAATAAGGGTTGACTAGTTCAACCCTTTTTCGTATAATGTATCTGTTGGTTGGGGAGACTGAGATGGTAAGGAGAGACCCCACGATGCAACAATTCTCTCGCCCAGTCCAGAATGATCTTCTGGAAAAGGAAAGTCTCTAGGACAGGTGGTTATGTCGAATGTCTCCCCCCTTTTTGCCAGAATGGTGTAGTGGAAACACGGTGGTCTCCAAAACCACAAACTGAGGTTCGATTCCTTGTTCTGGTGCCAATTTGAGAGGTTATGATGATAAATGCAACTGGACTAGTCAAACTCTGGCACAAACCAAAATGTCAGATTCGTCACACGATGTTTTTCTTTGACGACAAGTTTCCCATGATTGCTCACACTCCTGCACAAGATGTTTGCATCTTACCGCAGTGGGTTGATCGTTGCATTGGAGTTCATCAGTATGCAGTATATGAAGAAGTGTCAAGATTGGCAGATTGAGATTCTGAAAGAAGTGACTGAAGGTCTCCTGCAGAATCATTACTATGTGACTAAGAATCGCACAAAGTTAGTTGCGTTTTATCCAGAAGATGACAAGGATGCTTTTGTGGTTTACAAAACACCAAAGAACTTCAGTACACGGTATCGTAAGTTTGAGGTTGTCGCTACTGGGCTGAATAGTCTATGATACCCAATCCCTATGACGCTGCGATTCAGTATGTGTGTGAGTTCTATAACATCACAAGACACGAGTGTGTCGAGTATTACTGGGAAGAGGTTGAATCAATGATGACTATCCTTCCCATCCTAACGATTAAAAAATACAATGAAGACAGTGATTGACTTTTGTTGTGAAAACAGATTATAATGTAATCTGAAATGAGGAGAGAGATTATGACTTTATTACAACACCTTGAATCTTTGAATACTGAAGCACAAGCTTGGATGGATGCCAACCCTGGCGATTGGTGTTCTATGTGGACTACCGATCTTGACCATTGGGCAGAGATGGGTGTCTTCACTGTTGAGGACTTCAAGCGCAGTCAACTGATCAACGGTATCAGTGATGCGTCTAAAGATCTCTACGGTTGTCGGATGCGTCTTGACTGGGACGAAATGTCTATCGAACGCATGGAGGAGATTTACGAAAACATTTGTCGTCAACTCCGTGAAGAGTTTGAGATGGAGCAGGAAGCAGAGGCTCTTGCTGCAGAGTGGAAGAAGGGTTTACCAGATGATGTTGAACCTCTTCCTTATGAAGAATACGCTTACTTAGAGGAGATTGCGTAATGAACGATTTGGTAAATGATATTCAGGTGATTGAGAATGCATTGATCGCCTTCCAAGAGGGTGCTTCTGATGAGAAGTATGCAGCATGTTATGCATTGGAACGTCTTCTTTTAGAGAAGAAAGATATCGTTAATCGCTTTGAGATTGAGGCGATGAAAGAATCTCAGCGTTTCGAGATTGATGTATAAATAATTTTATATTCGTAGGAGAATAATATGGATGCATACACTCACACAATTCTTGCTTTGTTATGGTCTGCTGGTATTGCGATACTATTCTATTACAAAGGTCGGGCACAGACATCCATGACTGCTTTGGAATTGATGCTGGATAATCTTGAAGAGAATGGTTTCATCAAGACTCGCACAAATGCAGATGGCGAAAAGGAACTTATCAAAGTCGATGATTAAATTTATTCTCCTTGCACTAGATATCTACATCACTGGAGTTGTTATCACGATGGGTGGGTTGATTTATATGTTTTCGAATATATTGTGACAGGGAGAGTAATTTGAAGATTGAAGTAAGGAATGGTGATGTGAACAGTGCCATCAAGGTACTGAAGAAAAAGGTAATGAAAGATGGGATGTTGAAGGAACTCAGGGAACGGGAATACTACGAATCCAAGGGAACCAAGAGACGCAAAGCGAAAGAAGCAGCAACCCGTAGATATAAAAGAAAACGTGCGAAAGAGAACGCACAACGAACAAGACTCTATTGAGTAAGGATTTGTTATGACATTCAAGAAGAAGCGTAAACCAATGTCTGAGGAGCAACGTGCTGCTGCGGCAGAACGGTTACGTCTTGCTCGTGAAAAGAAGATGAAGGACAACCCTCCACAGTACAAATCAATTCACCCATCTGTACTTGAACGTGATGAAGACGACAATCTCAATATGAAGAATGTCCGAGCATGGATCAAAGTGCAGAAAGACATGTTGACTGCAGAACGTCAGAATGTCCGTAATGGTATCAAAGGTTCGATTGCAAAGGTTGAACAGATCCGTGGGTACATTGTATCGATGGAGAACTATCTGCGAACTGGGACGTGGACAGACATGTTCTGGGGTGAGTATCAACAGAATCCAGTGACACCAGTGTGTATTGCAATGGCGTACTACGATTGTGGATTACCAAAAAGAACTGTTGGTACATTCTATAGAGACATCGCTCGTATCTGGACTGAGAATGATGATATCCCATATCGTGAAGAAGTCAAAAAAGAAATGAAGAAGTATGGCAGATAACATAATCGAATTTCCGAAAGTCTATAAGGGAAAGAAGGAACCCATCATTGAAGAGGGAATCATTGAGGTGCGTGATGAGATGGCGTTCCTCAATCATCTCACTGAGGGATTGGTTGTTCAGATGATTCACAACATGAGTGAGAATGGTGTGAACACTTACTCTGAAGACTTCATACAAGATATCAGTTTCTTAGTAGAGACAGTCAAGGCGGCACTTTATCGTGATGCTGGTATCGATCACCCAATTCAAGAATTAATTGATGGATTTACTGTCACAAGGGTTGACAATGACACCGAAAGAGTGTATAGTCAACTAGATATGGAAATGATAGAGAAAGTATCTGAAATCCTACTGGAGCCTGATGATACAGAATAGGTAAATTATGATCTTAGTCGATATGAACCAAGTGACAATATCCAATCTCATGCAACAGATTGGGGGACGAAAGGATGTGGATGTAGATCCAGATCTAGTTCGTCATATGGTTCTAAATTCGTTGCGCTCTTACCGAACTAAATTTAGTGAAGAGTTTGGTGAGTTGGTATTATGTTATGACTCCAAACACTATTGGAGACGTGAATACTACCCTCAGTACAAAATGAATCGTAAGAAGGACAGAGAAGCGTCTGGTTTAGACTGGAACACAATCTTTGAAACTCTCAATGCGATTCGTGATGAGTGACAAAGACTTCATACAACTTCACAAGTACAGTGGTGTGGAACAGTACAGTCCAGTACAGAAGAAATTCATTAATGGAATTGATCCACATACATATATAAAAGAACACGTTCTGAAAGGCGATAGAAGTGACGGTATTCCTAACTTCTTATCACCAGACAACACGTTCACTGAATCTCTGCGTCAGAAACCGATACAGAAGAAGAAGATTGCAACGTGGATTGAGTTGGAACCCGAACAGTTTTGTAATGATGAAATGATGCGAAATTATCAGCGCAATTACAACCTCATCAATCTAGACTGCATTCCTGATGCTTTGGAAACAGAGATCATGGAATCATTTGAAGGTGCCGAGTCTGGTGATAGAAGTCAGTTACTAAACTACTTTGTCAAAAACAGACTGAAAGAACTTATGAATAATATTGGAGATTTTTGATGGTAACTAAAACATACCAACCTCTCTTTAGTGAGGTATTCACTAAGGTACATAACGCAAAAACAAAAGCAGAGAAAGTTGCTATTCTGAGAGAGAATGACTCAGATGCAATGCGTACTCTGTGCAAAGCATCATTCGATCCTAACATCGAATGGTTGATTCC